CCATCATCAGACGGTACTTACGCTAATGCAAAGGGTGGTACTGAGATGATGAACGAGCAGTTGTATGCTCGTGTCGATAATGATTTGCTTGATCAGTTTCATATCATCAAATCTCGTGTCCGTTATATGGACCCAGATAAACCAAACATTTTGTGGCTTCATGATACATGGGATGATCCAGAGTCTGAGCATCTGTCAAATGATGAGTTGCGTAAGCGGTTTGCAAAGTTGGTGTTTGTATCAAACTATCAGTTTCAAACGTATCATCTCGCACATGGAGTTCCTTTTAACGAGTCTTTCGTACTCCGCAATGCAATCGATCCTATTCCTTGGAAAGAGAAAAGCAAAGATCAAATTCGTCTGATCTATCACACAACACCACATCGTGGTTTGAATATTGCTGTGGCTGCTATTCAAGAACTTGCTAAGATTCATGGTGATAAGATTCACTTTGATGTATTCTCTTCATTCAATGCGTATGGTTGGCCGGATGCAGATAAACCATATCTTGAAATGTTCGATCAAATCCGTGAACATCCAAACATGACTTATCATGGTTATCAACCTAATGATGTGGTTCGTGAAGCATTGCAGGAAGCACACATCTATGCATATCCAAATGTATGGCCTGAGACTTCATGTATCAGTGTGATCGAAGCTATGTCTGCTGGTTGTCAAGTCGTATGTCCTAACTATGCTGCACTACCAGAGACAACAGGAAATTTTGCTACAATGTATCAGTGGAGTGAAGACCTCAATAAACATGCAAACATCTTTGCTAATATGCTTCATGCAGCTATTGAGAATCATAACACAGATGATATGCAACGCAAGATGATGTTCCAAAAGAACTGGACTGACAACTTCTTTAATTGGGATTTGCGGGCTGCTGAGTGGACAGGGTTCCTACAGGGACTACAGAAGCAGAATGGCTGAAGAAAGTTATGTGAGTAAGCTAATGAGAGAAGGACACGAAGCATATATGCTACGCCGAATCAGGGAAGAGCAAGACGCCACGATTCGGCGTCTTGCATCTGATTCTCTTGATGAAAACGGGGAATCCCTCCAATCAATCAGAGATGATATCTTTCAAACCCTTGAAAGAATTGAGAAAAAAATCGACAAAATTAGTGAAAAAAGCCCTTGACTTAATCTCTAATTCTGCTATTATCTACAAGTAACAAGAGAGGTGATTCGCAATGTTGACTACTTTGAAAATCGTGATCGGTACTACAGCTACTATGATCGTTATCGCACTTCCTATTTTACTTGTTTGGTAAGGAGATACCAATGACTCCAGAAGAAAAGACTTTCATGGAAGAACTGTGGATGTGTGATGTAAGCGGGGGTACGATTATCCCTGACATCGGTATTGTCGAGGATGTACGAACCACTGCTGGTATTGACTTGATGGTCACTGTAGTAGGGTTCGATGGTACTCGCAAACTCTTTGCTGGTAGTCAGTTATTTGAGATGTGTCCACATCTTTTTGACTGGATTGCAGAGCGTCAAGATGAAATTGACATTATGAGAGGATTTGAGCATGGTCACAAACTCTTTTAAGGTTGGAGACACTATCTGCCTTCAAGGTGTATCGCGTCATGGTAAAAACCGTATTGAGCAACATGGTGAGATATGGACGATCAGAGAGATTTCACAATTTATTGGTCGACCAGCGATGCTAGTGGAATCTGAGAAACAGACATTCACTATCAAGACCCGCGATGCTGCTAAGACTGAAGAGTGGACTTCAAAGAAAGTCAAGGACACTCGTTGGGTCCATCTATCGAATGATGATAACTTTGTAATTGTAGGAGAGGCTGCATGAAGAAAGCTACCAAAGAAGCGCGTAAAAAGCTAGAGAAAGCAATCCTAGAGGATTTGACATCCAAGCGCACAAAGGTGAAGCGCAAGCGTAAGCCTATGACTGAGGAGCAGCGGAAGGCTGCTAGTGAGCGTCTAGCGAAAGCACGAGAGAAGCGTCAAGCTGCTAACCCGCCACAGTATAAGAACATACACCCATCTGTCGTTGCACTTCCTGATGATGATACCTTCTCACGAAAGAACGTGACTGAATGGATCAAGCATCAGAAGCAACTTCTGTCTGAGCATCGTAAGGCTGAACGACAAGGATTGAAACATGCTGCTATGCATGTGGCCGATACTGCTGCATACATTCGTCACTGCGAATGGTATCTTAAGAACGGTGATTGGATCGATGATCGATATGGTAAGGAAGGGACTAGCGTCGTCAAACGGCGCGTTGTGGTTCCACGCGGATGATAAATAGATTCAACAGAGGAGTTTCTAATGTCAACAATTATTGAATTCCCCAAAACTAATATTCGCGCTATCGGTCAAGAGAAATCTCTTGATGAAGTTCAAGCGAAGATCAGTCATGCAAAGGAAGAGTATGTCAATGCTCTTGTCGATCATCACTGTAGTACACTTCTAGCCAACATCAGTCTATCTGGAATCGAAATCGAAAAAGACGAATTCATGAAAGATTTTGCATTTACTGTAGAGACAGTTCGATCATCCATGTATCGAAGTGTTGGCTTGGATCATCCACTGCATGAACAGATTGATCAGGCTATGGAAGTTGCTGACAAAGAAGAAGATGAGGAATTTGGTTCTACATTTCCTAAGATTGAATATGTAGATGATGATGAAGATTTTTTCGATGAGTGATGATCAGCGTATCATTCTTGTATCTGAATTTATAGAACAAAAGTTACGCAAAGAACAGGAACTTGAATTCTATCAAAAAGAGATGATAGAACTGCAAACCAAGATTTCTTATCTGAAGAAAGAAGTAGATTTAACACAGGTGATCATTGATATGATCAAACATGATAAAGTCGTTATGCTGGAAGGTAAACACAACTTACTAGGTAAAGAAGATGAGTAATACTTACACACAACGACAATGGGACAGAGAAGTGGGGTGGGGTAAAGTGCCAGCGGAGTATGCAATGTCTAGTGAAGATTGGGTGGCCGAAAGAATTCTATTGAACGAATTGACTCGTATGGAAGTGTTGCAAGACGGTCAATACACAGATCAGGATATTATCGTAAGAGAGTGGATACAAAGTCGAATTAAAGACTTGACAAAATACAGAGAATAGTTTACTATATAATATAGGATGTAAATGTGAGTAAGTACAATGATACTCTTAGACTTGAATCAGGTGATGATTTCAAACCTGATGATGCAGATTGGAAACAATCGAAACAATGAAATCGATGAAGACCTTGTAAGACATATGGTGTTAAACAGCCTGCGTCTATACAAAGGTAAGTTTGGTGAACAGTACGGCGATCTTGTTATCTGTTGTGATGATAAGAACTATTGGCGTAAGCAGATGTTCCCCTACTACAAAGCCCACAGAAAAAATGACAGAGAGAAGTCTCCGCTAGACTGGAACAAAATCTTTACGGTTCTAAACACCATTCGTGATGAACTAAAAGAAAATTTCCCTTGGCGTGTACTTCAGATCGAAACAGCAGAGGCTGATGATATCATCGGTACTCTGTGTCATCGTTTTGGTAAAATTCTAAAAGCAGATGATGTAGAACCTATTCTGGTTTTGTCTGGTGACAAGGATTTTGGACAGCTACAGAAGTATGCAAATGTCGAACAGTTTTCCCCTATCACAAAGAAATGGATTCGGATCAACAATCCAGAAGCGTTTTTGCGAGAGCATATTATGAAGGGTGACAGAGGTGATGGTATTCCTAACTTCTTGTCAGGTGATAACTGTATCGTTGCTGGCCAGCGACAGAAGCCTCTGATGTCAAAGAAACTGGACACATGGATTAGTCTTGATCCTGTTGATTTCTGTAACGACTTTATGCTACGCAACTACAAGCGCAACGAGGCTCTTGTGAACTTGGACATGATTCCATCAGAGATTCAGACGCAGATAAATAAACAATATGATGAGTATCAAATCCCCGAAAGAAGGGGATTGCTGAATTACTTTATCAAGAAGCGTTTGAAAAATCTTATGGAACACGTTGGAGAATTTTAATGACAAAGACCTTCTATGAAATCTTTAGAGAAGTTGAGAAGTGCAGAACCAAGAAGGAAAAGATTGCAAAGCTACAACAGCATAGTAGCGCATCGATGAAACAGGTTCTTGGCTGGACATATGACGACAGAGTTAAATGGCTTCTACCAGAAGGTGTACCGCCATACAAACCAATTGCTGAAGGTATCGAAGCTGAAGGACGATTGGTTGCTGAATTGAAGAGAATGTATATCTTCATTGAAGGTGATACTGACACACAGAGAAATTTGAAACAGGCTCGACGCGAACAACTCTTTATTGAGATGCTTGAGTCTGTTGATCCGGGCGATGCTAAAGTACTACTAGGTATGAAGGATGGTAAACTACCATTCAGAGGTATCACAAAGAAGCTGGTAGCGGAAGCATTCCCCAACTTGGGTAAACACTGGTGAAAGAAAGATAGGTCACTAATATGGCTAAAAATAAGAAGTCTCCCCAGAGCGAAGACGAAAGAGGCTTTAAGCGCATTAAAGAACAACGTAAGCCGATTAAAAACTTCAAGACACACTTGAAGGATGCGGCTGAATTATATCTAGAGGATGAAGAGTTCGATGAAGAAGACAGCATTTATTATCGGGAACGGGATTAGTCGAAAGCCTGTTGATTTGAATAAACTTGTTGGTCAAGGAGCCATCTTTGGCTGCAATGCTCTTTATAAAGAGTTTAAAGATTATACATATATCGTTTCAATTGATAAACAGTTCCAGACGATTATCGAAGCAAATGATGATGTGTTCGGGAAAGATGAGAGAATTATCTTTCCCCCAGAAGAAGAGTGTTGGGAAGATGCTGAGTACGCACCAACGAGTAGACGTAGTAATGCAGGAATGAATGCAATGCTTGAAGCGATTCGGCGTGGATACGATCATCTATACTGCTTGGGTTTTGATTTTCTATTAAAAGACAATGAGTTATCTACGGATAATGTGTTTAAGAATCAGCAAGGATATGGACCCGAAACACATGCGAATCACCTAGACAATGTGCATAGAGTTAGGTATTTGGAATGGTTTATGAGAAAACATAGTGATGTTCAATTCACTTTTG